ACAATAAAGAAATCAAAATGGAACGGCACTTTCCTCGGTTCCGTTAGTGAATTGATTAAATAAGGGTAGGTGAAAATAACTAATGAGTAATGAACTATTAGCTAAAGCGGCTGAAGCAAATACAACCCTAACAGGTAGTATGGTTGGAGCAGCTAACCCCACCGATGGAATCCACGTCGGTTCCGAGGGTAAGGGTGGTTTGCTCAATCCTGAGCAGTCCGCAAGATTCCTTGATTACATGTTCGATGCAACAGTAGTCGGAAAATTAGCACGTACAGTTCGCATGCGAGCTGATACTACTGAGATAGATCGTATTGGCGTCGGCGAAAAGCTTATGAAGCTTGCCGCTGAAGCTGAGAACACTGGCACAAACGCTGCCGTACAGTTCTCAAAGATCTCTCTAACAACAAAGAAGCTTCGTTTAGATTGGGAGCTTTCGACAGAGTCTCTAGAAGACAATATTGAAGGTGCCGATCTCGAAGACCACATTGCAAGACTTATGGCAACACAGGCAGGTAATGACCTTGAAGACGTAGTCCTCAACGGTGATACTTCCTTGACTTCAGACAATCTATACAAGGCTTTTGACGGCATTGTAAAGATTGCTAAGGCCAACGGTCACGTTGTTGATGCTGATGGGGCAAATGTGTCCCGTGAGGTATTCAATAACGCACTTAAGGCACTTCCACGTAAGTACAAGCAGCGCAGACCAGATCTTCGCTTCTTGTCAGGATCTAACTTGATCCAGGATTACCTATATTCTACATCACAGAATATATCTAACGTTAACCCACAAGATATTGCTGCAAGCATTATCCGTGGCGAAACAGCAGGTCTCGGTGGTCCAGCTGGATTTACAGCCCCATTTGCATTCGGTATTCCGATTGTTGAAGTTCCTCTATTGAAGGAAACTCAGGGTGCTGACAGCGACATGGGCGATGTCCACTTGACATTCCCAAATAACGTCGTTATTGGTATCAAGCGTGACGTCACAGTTTATCGCTTCTTCTGGCCAAAGAAGGACTCCATCGAATATACAATGTATACTCGTGTTGGATGCCAAATTGAGCAAGCAGATGCGTGGGTCGTTGTTAAGAACGTTAAAGTTGCTTCCTAATTAATAAATAGGAATTAAAACTGCTGAAAAGCCTCCAAATTAATTTTTGGGGGCTTTTCCTTTTAACCCACTAATGCTATAATTTATTTACATACCAAAGGAGTAAATATGTCATTTGACACATTGAAGGTTAAAGAATTAAAGCAAATTGCTGAAGACTTTGCCGTAGACACAGATGGACTAAAAAATAAAGCAGACATCGTTGCCGCATTGGCAGAAGAAGGCGTAACTTGGTCAGTCTATCAAAGTACATTAAAAAATATAGAAGATTCAAAAGAAGAGGCACCAGAGGTTCTGCCTAAGTTTGATCCTAATCAAGAGATAGAGGACGACATGGTTTTAGTAAGAATGACACGTGCAAATTATAGATATGATATTGCAGGACATACATTTACAAAGGAGCATCCTTTTGTTGCTATGAAACCTGAAAAGGCACAACAAATTTTCGACAAGGAGGAAGGGTTTAGGTTGGCTACGCCAAGAGAGGTACAAGAGTACTATAACTAAACCTGCTAAATGGCAGAAATATATAAGGATACAAATGCGCCCATAAAAACAAGAATTTCTTGGAAGGGTGAAGTAATAGATAACGACTATCCAGTAGTTGTTGTTGTATATGATATAACAGAAGATCCTAAGATTGTTCCGCCAATTAGCCCTACAGTTCCCGTTGGAATATTTACAGCAGAACCAGAAGAATCAGATCCTGGAACTTACATTCTTTACATGCCCTTGCATCTAACCACTAGATTAAGAAAATTTAAATTGCATTGGCAATTCACAATAGGAGACGGCAACACACAGTTTTTGGTAACTTACTGTGATGTCGTTACTCCATATGTAAGCATGGCTGAAGTTGTAGAAGACCTAGGATTAGGGGCAGAGTACACTGATCCTAATTTTAAAAGCTATCACGATTTAAGAATGGCAGAAAAATATGCCAGAAAGATGGTCGAGTATTATACTGGACAAAAGTTCTTTTTATTCGATGATACATTTACTATAATGGGCAATGATTCTGATACACTGCCGTTACCTAGAAAATTGAATACTATACATACACTACATCAAAACGATCAATTGTGGATAGATGAATTAGAAGGAATAAATCATTTAGGTTATGTTATAGAGCCAACAACAAGCGGGTTTGGCATTAAGATAAATCAAGCAGAAATTTTAGATAATGATGTTTATATAGCAAATGGAATGGTGCCACCATCAATACATGACGTTTCTCCAAATATATTTAGACGTGGCAAGCAGTATAAAGTTTATGGTAGATTTGGCTGGGAATATGTGCCAGATGAGGTAGAGCAAGCTACAATTGAAATAATGAGACTTTACTTTAGTAAAGATCGTGTTTGGAAAGATAGGTATGTGAATAAAATATCTACAACTGATTGGGATTTTCAATACACTTCAGATGCATTTACTGGAACTGGTTCGGCGTATGCAGATAAGTTGTTAATCGATTATGTTGTAACTCAAATGGTTGTGGTATAGTGTTTAGTATAATAGACGGCCTAATGTCTATGAAGCTAGATGTTTATAGACAAGAAGAAGAGCAAGATCCAAATACTGGAGCCATGGTAAAAAGATTTATGTTTTATAAAACCTTAGATTGTTATGCCCGTGGTGTAATTCAAGAAAATGTTAATAGAAATATAGATAAGCAAACCTTTGGTAATACGTATGTTAACAGTCAAGCCCTAGAGGTGAGAACCTTAGAAAGGTTAAGCCAAAGAGAAAAAGTAAAAGATATTAGAGATTCTAATAGTAATATTATATGGTATGAATTAAATTATCCAAACAATACAGGAACTGTCTTTGAAGTAATAGGATCAACTCCAATAACGGATCCATTTGGGACTGTTGTTGGATATAACACATCATTAAAGAGATCGGAGAATCAGCAAATTGGCTTCTGAAGCAATGGCATTGCAAGCTGCTAGCGGACTAGTTAATTTAATGGCTGGTCAGCCAATAAGTGGTGCAATAAAAGACAGCACCGTTGCTCAAATATCTGCAGCAGTTTTTTATAAAACAAATGTTATGGCTAAGCTTACATCTAATTTAGCTTTTCAGAATGCTTTTAGAAATACTATATTTAATCAGGTAGAGGAAGATTTTGGAAATTATGTTGATGCAAAAGCTAGGACCTCTCCAAGATCATTGCACCATGTTTATGAGTGGGGCAAAGTTGGGAATAAAGAATCAAGACTATTTAAGCTAAACAAATTCCCATCCGACGGATTGTCTTTAAAGATAAACTATGATTTATTAGATTCTACTTCGTTTGTGCCTTCTAAAACATCTAACCACAGGCATGTGTTTATTAAAAAAGCTTCCATTATGGAAGAGGGCAAAACAGTTGTAATATCTCCAAGAAGTTCTGAAAGACTTGTTTTTGAAATAAATGGTTATATGGTTTTTATGCCAAAAGGAGAATCTGTTACTGTGACCAAGCCTGGTGGAGTAGCTACTAAAAATTCATTTTTATCAGCATACAAATATTTTTTTACTGGTCCATTAATAAATCTTTCAATAAAAAAATCTGGATTTCAAAGATTATTTAATTCTGCAATGAGTAGAGCCTTGTCAGTTCCAGTAAGCATAAAAACTGTAAAGTATAAATTTTCTCCAAACAGTGTTGCTAGTGAGGCAGATGCAGCGCTTTTGGCAGCGTTTACGGGGGTAGCAAATGCCTAACTATAAATTAGATGCAATGTTTGAGTTAAGAAAATATATGTGGAATAAGATGAAAGCTTCTAATATATTTGATCCAAATACTTATTATGCAGATAACCTAGATGAGACTCTAATCCCAATAGTTCCAGTTCAGCAGCAGGCAGAGATGAGTCAATTTTTGAGCGGTAAGAAGCATATAGTCTATGACAAGATAGGTATGTCATATAAAGACAACTGGCTTATTTGCTGTGAACAAGTTCTATTTACTGTATATTCAACAGACATTTTGGACATAGTTGAGATAAGAAACTTTATGACAGATGAATTTAGACGAATGGATGAATCGGGTAAGGATGTAAATAAATGGAGTGGGCTATCAGACAAATTTAAGTTCCATACTATATTCATAGCAGACATATCCCCTACAAAACCATCAGAAGAAATGCAAGGATTTTTGGCCACAGACATCATATTAGAAATACAATATTCAAGAATCACAGACAATAATGGCAGATTTGCCTAGTTTGCTTTAGGCGACTAAATCCCGTAAAATTGGCTATAGAGGAAAGGGCCTAGCCAGCCAAATATATATATATTAATTTCATGAAATAGGAGGATAAAAACTCATGGCACAATCAGCAGGTAATGCTAAAAACATTCTCGTTGGAGCGTCTCCATTATTTATATCAAACATTGATATTACAGAAGGAGCAGCATATAAGGAAAATGCAGAACCAGGTTCCGCAGACGCAGGCGCATACGTAGCAGGCACATCTTATACATCAACATTGAATGGAATTGATTCAGGAGCATTTTATTACAGAAACGTAGGTTTCACAAATAATGGTCTTCAGATCACTTATAATCCAACGTACGACTCAGTAACCGTCGATCAGCTTCTTGATACAGCTAAGCTGTTCAAGTCTGCGATGGAGGTTATGATCGCAACAGAAATGTCAGAAGGTACACTAGAAAACGTTCTAGTTGTATTTGGACAGGGTTCCGATACATTAACATCACCAACAACTGGTACACAAGCAGATAACGATGTACTAGCACTTGCAGGTGGAGCACTCGGTGAGGCTCCAACAGAGCGTCAGCTTATTGCAGTTGGTCAAGCACCAACTTCACAGGTAGCTAATACAGAGCGTATTTATTATGCTCGTCGTGTTCTCTCTGTACAGCAATCACAGTTCTCGTTGGCTCGTACAACACCAACTACGTTCCCAGTAACATTCCGTCTTCTTCCAGACGCCTCAAAGGTCGGTCAAGAATACGGTCTAATTATTGACAGAGCAATTTAATAATTAATATTAATTATTAGTAAATGGCCCCCAGAAATGGGGGCTTATTTATTGTATCTGCATGATGCTTATGCTATAATAATTTAGAATCCTAAAGGAGGATAAATTGGCTACAACAGTATACGATGTAGAAGAAATTGAATTACAAAATGGTGCTAAAGCAAAACTTAAGCCATTGTCTATTAAGCAACTCCGTAAGTTTATGGAAGTTGTAAAAAAAATACAAGACTCTCAAGAAGAAGATGTCACTCTAGGCATTTTAATTGATGCATGTGCAGTAGCACTAGAAACTCAGTTACCAGATCTTGTAGCAGACAGAGACAAGCTTGAAGAGGCTTTGGACGTTCCAACAATTAACCGCATTCTTGAAGTTTGCGGAGGAATTAAGATGGACGACCCAAACCTAATAGCGGCAGCGGTTCTAGCTGGTCAGAACTAGATCTAGCCGCATTAGAAGGTGAAGTTTTTCTTCTTGGGCATTGGAAGAATTACGAAGAGTTGGAAGAAAATTTATCAATGCCAGAGCTCCTTCAGACGCTAGAATCTATGCATAAGAAAGAGCACAGCCAGCGAAAATTTACCGCATCTTTAAAAGGAATACAATTAGATGATGAGGTAGAAGAAAAAAAGAGTAAGACCTTTGACGATGTAAAAAGGAAAGCTCTTGGAATAAACGCCAGTGGAGACGATGTAGTTTCTTTACAAGGTAGTTTTGCACAAGACGCAGGATTTGGAATCGGAATGGGGTTAGGTTACTCTAAGGGGTAATAGATGGCCGACGAGCAAATTGTAACGAGTATAGTCGCCAAAGCTGACTTGTCAAGCCTTGTGTCTGAAGTACACAGGGCTACAGTTAGTTTACAGCAATTACAAAGAGAACTACTAGCTTCAAACAAATCTATTGCTTCGGCTACAAAGGTAGCAAATAATTTATTCAGAGATACATTAACTGGAAGCGGATATTATTCAAGCCATTTCGTAAACCTTAATTCAGACGTAGATAAATTTGGAAAACAATTAGATGCTGGAAGGCTAAAGCTAAAAGATTATTTCCAGACATTCAGAACGCATGCCACAACACAAAGAGGAATGATAAGAGAACTTGCTAAAGAGCAAGTAATGCTTCAAAATTCCGTACTTCAGCCTTTAGGCAGAAACGCTCAAGGCTTAATGCAATACAATGTAATGATTCCACGAGGACTAGATGCTGTAAAAAATAGTGCACAGTTAGCTCGTATGGAAATGCAAATAATGAATCGTGCATTGTTGGAAGGTTCTACATCTTTAATCAATTGGGGTAAAAATACTCAATGGGCAGGTCGACAGTTAACAGTAGGATTAACAGTCCCACTTGCAATGTTCGGAGCACAGGCTGCAAAAGCATTTAGAGAAGCAGATCAGGAATTAACAAGATTAGTTAAAGTTTACGGAGATATATCTGGAACTGCTTCAGCAGATTTACAAAAAATTAGAGAAGAAGTAACCTCTACTGCAAAAGAACTATCAAGCGCTATGGGAGTTTCTTTTAAAGAAACCATTGGTTTGGCTGCTGATATTGCAGCAACTGGACAGCAAGGAGACCAACTTCTTGGATCACTGAAAGAAACAACAAGGCTTGCTGTTCTTGGTGAAGTAGATAGGGCGGAAGCCATGAAGGCTACATTAGCAATACAAACTGCCTTTAAATCTAATACACAAGAATTAACCGAATCAATTAACTTTTTGAACGCAGTAGAAAACCAAACTTCAACAACTCTAAATGATTTAGTTGAGGCCATTCCAAAAGCTGGAACAGTTGTTAAGCAATTAGGTGGAGACGTTGAAGACCTAGCTTTGTATTTAACAGCTATGAGAGAGGGCGGAGTAAACGCTTCAGAAGCTGCAAACGCATTAAAGTCTGGACTTGCATCTATGATTAATCCAACTAAACAAACTGTTGGACTGATGGCAGATTTTGGAATAGACATACTCGGAATGGTAGAAAGAAATGCTGGAAGTACAACTGGCATGATATTAGATTTACAAAAAGCATTAGATAACTTAGATCCATTAAGTAAAGCTAGAGCATTAGAACAAATGTTTGGTAAATTCCAGTTTGCACGTATGAGTGCATTATTTAATAACTTAGGTAAAGAAGGAAGTCAGACTCTGCAAGTTATGCAGTTAATGAATGCTAGTGCAGAAGATTTAGCTAATGTAGCTAGTCGAGAGTTAAGCCTTGTAACCGAATCTGCTTCTGGTAAATATAAGAGAGCAGTTGAAAGCTTAAAGGCCAGCATGGCGGACATAGGAGAAGAATTTTTAGGTGTAGCAACTAAATTTATAAATGCATTTACAAAAGTGCTAGACTTCTTTAATAATTTACCAGAACCAATTAAAAAAGCTGTAACTTATTTAGGTGGATTTACAGCAATAATTGGTCCAGTAATTATGTTAACTGGTGTTTTGGCAAACTTCTTTGGCTATATAACAAAAGGCGTTGTACAGCTAAGAGCGTTCTTCCAGAGAGCTGCTGGATGGAAGATGTTGACCCCAGAAATAATTGCTGCAGAAAAAGCAGCTCAAATGGTGGAACAGGCATTCTATTCAGACGCAGCTGCAGCAGAAGTACTTCATGGAGCATTAACAAAATTAGTTGCAGACTATATGAATTTACAAAATGCAATGCTAAAGGGCTCTATACCAACTAATCCAGTTTTGAGTACAGTAGGTGGAACAATGCTTCCTATTAGAAGAGAAGTAGATCCAGCCAATGTTTATGCTGGCGACATGGACACAAGAGCAATGTCACATATAAATGTAAGAGATCCAAAAAATCCTGCTTCATTAATGGGAGTTGTTCCAGGAGCATTGCCAGTTAACAGAGGCATTGGAAGAACTCCTCAAATGTACATGAGCGAAAGGCTTCCAAATATAGAAGGATTAACATCAGTAAAAGGAATTTCTACTGGAATAGTTGCTGGAGAAGCTGCAAGATTCCATGCTTTGATGGCCACTTTAGGAATGCAAACAGAAGCCGAAGTGGCTGCCTTAAAACAAACTATTGCAATGGGAGGAACGGTAAGTAAAGAATTATTAGATACATTCGATGATATTCTTCCAATAACTGCAAAAATAGCAGACGGTGCTGCAACTCAATCTGCTGCAATTGTAGCACAATTACGTGCAGGCAAAATAACCGTAGACCAAGCCAAAGCAGAAATTGTTGCATTAAATGCTCAAATAGATGCAATGCTGAGATCAGAAATATCTGCATACGCAACATCCAGAGGCAGAGCAATTGATTTTACTAAAGCTCCATTAATGAATCAGCCAGTAGTTGATGCAAATGGTCAATTCACATTAAGAGATTTATATAAAAAGGAAGCTAATAAAGCAGTCATGGAGGAGTTTGGAAGACTTCGTGGCGTTAGAACATTTGGTGCTCCATATAGCATGCATGTTACAAGATTACCTAAGTTTAATGAAGGCGGTGCCCCAGAAAGTTTTGGTGCAAATAAAACTGTAGTTAGTGGTCCAACATCAGTAACATACGATGACAGACTAGGAAATGTCCCATTAGGCGGTTTTGTTTTAAATCAAAGCGCATCAATGAATCCAGCAAATGCTGATTTAGTTGCTGCTGCTCCATCAACATACATGAATAATGGAGGCAATATAACTGCAGCGTTAACTCCAGGAGAGGTAGTATTTGGTCCAGGAATACAAAATGATCCAGAGTTGTATGCTCGTGTAGAAGCTGCTAATAGAGGAATTCCTGGTGGAAATGTTGGCGGAAGGATTAGGTTTAATAAAATTGGTTATGGATTACCAATGCCAGCATCGGTTAGACCATCTGCTAGACTAGCTGGAGCAAGAGTTCAAACTTCAGATAGAGCTACAATATATGAAGCATTAGTTGGAAGAAGTGGAATAGATCAATCTGTTTTAGCTTCATTAAGAAACTGGGGCACAACAAGACAATTTGGGATGCAGCCAGGAGCCTTTGCCCCAAGAGCTCATGGACCTTATGACGTAGCTGGTGGATTAGATATTCCTCATGTTGGATATATGGGACAAGCTCAAGTTTCTAGACATAATGAATTGCAAAATATATTAAGTAAATCTTTAGGAGTTAGAAATATAAATCCAATAACTCCATTTTCTTCACAAGAAATGTTTGCAGAAATAATGACAAAGGGCGGCGGAGCAGGATTTAGAAGATATGCATATATAGATGATGTAATGGATATCGGCAAAGCAAAAAGATACCTAGAGCATTTTGAAGATGTATTTTATGGTAAAGCTAGATGGAAGTCAGCTGAATTTGGATTAAAGCCTTCTATGTTGTTAAAAGAATATGGAAAGAAGCCAGATGAATTATCTACATATTTAAATTATTTATTAGACGAAAAGGCAGTCACAACAACTAATAAAGTTGGAATCATATTTAACGATGCTCAAGCTATATTAGCAAAATTAAAAGTATCTCCAGATGAAGCAATATCTATGGCTGAAAGAGCGTATGCAAAAACAATGTCTCAGCAGCCACTAACTGATGATGAGTATTATGCCTTAAGACTTCTAGACTTTGAAGAAGGTGGACAGTTTGCTTCATTTAGAAACTCATTTAATCGTGGAGGTAAAATTCCAGGATACATGGCTGGAGGCAATTTGGGATATTTATATTCAAGAGCATTGTCACAAGGTCAATTAAAAGATGTAGCTTTACCAAGAACGTATTTGATGAAAGCATTAGGAGCCACATCACACTTTGATCCAGCAACAAGAAGATCAATGGTTTCTAGTTTGCCAATGAGGCCTAACTTATCAATGTTTGATAGTTTGCCAATATCAAGACAAGCTAAATTAGCCTTATATGATTCCTTAGTTGAATCAGTTCAGTATAATAGAATGAACACTCTTGACAAAAATATTAAACGAGGTTTCGGAGTAAACGACACCAGAAATATTTGGCATAGCGCATTGTCTGGAGCACTGCTTCCAAGCAGGGCTAATAAATTAGGTGCAGCTGATATTACAGTTCTTAAGGGCCTAGAAGATAGAATATCAAGACTTCAGATTGATATGCCTCCATCTGTTGCCAATAAGTTATTTGGAGGCAAGCTAAAGCTTAATCGTGGTGGAAGAATCCCAGGATATAGAATGGGAGGAGGGATTGTATCTAGACTAAGAGGCGCATATGGCACAACAGATGAGTTAAAGCGTAAGATAGCTCAGTTAAGATCTCAAGGTGCTCTTTCTGTAGAAGACGAAGAAAGAATGAAGAGGGCATTAAGGTCTGGGCAAGCTCAGAGAATATCTGCTGTTGCTTCTGAGGTTGAAAGAGCATCACAGGCATTAATTAAACAAGAAAAGGCATTTAGAAGCTATTCGGTTCCAATGCAGCAGCCAGACGTAGATGAGCTCGGACATAAAACTCAACCAATGCTACTTGGAAGAAAGCCAGTTGAGGTTCCAGAAGGAAAACAATACAGAAGATTCTTTGGGTATACTTTTGCAGATTTCCAGGCGAAGTATGGAAGAAGGGCAGTATCTCCTATAACACCAATGTCTGTAGATACAGTTGGGTATACAGGTATATCTGAAAGAGGCGGAGCAGTACCAGGAAATGCATATGCAGCCAGAATAAATAATCCTGAAATAGCTTCAATATTAAGATTAACAAGCATGCCATTGAATAACGCCTTGGATAAATTAAGAGATGCATTGGAAAAGCCATTAACTGCAATTAGAAATGCGATAGTATTTCAAAATAAACAATTGCAAAAGCCTGCAGTATTATCTGGTTTAAGTTCAAGCAGAGAGCTAGTACATGTTCCTGGTTTAGGTAAAACATATGGAAGAGATCTTGCAACAATTCCAGAATTTAGAAATAGATTTAATGCCGATGCTGCTGCTTTAGCTGCAAAAAATATGATGGGCCCAGATGGACGTCCTATGCCAATGTATGGTAATTTAACTGGGACTGCAGCATATAGATCACTTTCTCTTATGTCTAACTATGATGAAAATGGAAGATATATAGGAGGTCCTGGAGGGTTCCAGCAATCAAGACTAGCCAGACTTTTGGGGCAACAAGGAATTGGTAGAGATGCAATGCGTCAAGCAGGAAGATACGCATCTGCCTGGAAGCCAGCTGGAGAAGGTGTTTATACAAGAAAAGGTGAAGGATTCCTAGGGCTTAGAAGAAGAGAGTTCCTTGTAACAAATCCACAAACTGGACAACAGGAAATAATAAATAGAAGCGAAGCAACTAGAAGAGGTATATACCAAGGACCACAAATGGGAATGGGAAGCCAAATGGGTATGATGATGGCTTCTTCTGCTGGCGGAATGTATTTGATGGGACAGGATCCAGAAAAAAGATTCTTAGGAATGAATCCTCAAATGGCTGGTATGGCTTTAATGACTGCTGGATCTACTCTTCCGTTCATGATGGGTCCAGCCGTAAAGGGCATGATGAATATGAAGGCCGCTATGAGTGGAGTAAAAGCTTCCGCTGGCTCTTTGTTTAACGTTATAAGTGCTGCAAAATTCTTATCAGTAGCTACTGGAGTTGGTGCCGTTACTACAGCATTACTAGTTTTACAGAAAGTTAATAACAATTGGAATCAAGATGCGGCTAACAGATTTGGCCTTACAAAGAAAGCCGCCGAAGAGCTTGGGGTAGAATATTTTAATATTGCTGAAAGAATGAAGTCTATGAAAGCTGCACAAGATGCTCAACGTGCAGCTGCACTTTCTGGAGCACAAGTCGGAGTTCCTGGATTAATGATGGATCCACAAAAAATGCAACAGTTAAAAGAATCTGCTGGAAAACAATTTAAAGAATCAATTGAGTCTATTAATCGAGCAGACTCAAGTAATATTGTTGAATTAGTTACAAATCTAAAATCTCAAATGATAGGCTTAGGAGTTAGTGCAGAAGAAGCAAACAAGAACATACTTGGCATGATGATGGCTTCTAATAATGCTAATCTAACCTTCAAGGTATTTGCAAATTCTGGATTCTCTGCAATTGTGGATAGGGCAACTGCTGCTAAATCAATATTTGCAAATCTAAGAGATGAAATAGATAATCCAGGAGATCAGTTTGGAACTAAAATGATTGAAGGATTCAGCTCATTGTTAAATATAACCGATCAGGCAATTAATAATTTAGTCGGAACTAAAAATGCAACTTACGGAGTTATTGATGAAGCAGAAGCATTAAAGATTGTTTTAGATGATTTTAGAAAAAATTCTGGTTTTGATAAAGTTATAGGCACAGAGGCATTTAATGAATTGCCAAAAGAACTTCAAGCAGTTTTAAATGCCACTGATACCATAGGAAGCTCTATTGCAAAATGGAGAATATATTTAACTAATACGACTATGGACATAAAGAACATGTCCGCTGAAACAGCATTGATGCTTGACAACTGGAACGCATCATTTGAGTCTGCAACAACTGCCTTGCAAAATGGCGTAAAGGGAGACTCTAGCACTTTCGGATCAATTGGCAAAGCGTTAAAAGCAATAGATGATATACAGAATAAGGTTTCTAAGAATGCACAAAGAGCTTATGCTACTTCTCAAAAAAATGCACAGGAAGAGCTAAAGTTAATACAAAAGAAAATTTCTTTAATAGAAGAAGAAAAAAACAAAAAGCTAGAAGCTCTTAGGGCTACACAAGATAGAGAAAACTATCAACTAGAATTACAAAAGCTACAAATTGAATACCAGGATGCAATTGCTCGTGGAGATATGTCCGCTGCAGCAAGGGCACAAATTGAAATTCAACAACTTTCAAAGCAAAGACAGTTTGAATTAGCTCAGCAAGCATTAGAGGATGCTGCTGAAAAGAAAAAGAAGCCATTGTTGGCTCAAGCAGAACGTGTGCAGAAGAAATCTGATAAAGCGGGAGCTGCATATCAGTCAGCTGGCTACGCTGCAGAAGATGCTGGGTCAGCAAAAGAAAAATTAGTGGACTTTGAAAATAGGTATGGCGATCTTTTAAATAGAATGAATTTTGAGCCAACAGTAGCAAAACCATTACTCGATTCTTTAATATCAGAAATACAAAAAGCTGGAACTGCAAAGGGTGCCGATGCTAAGTATATTAGACAATCTTTTGGAGATTTGTTTACTGCCGATGGTAAAGCTAAAAACTTCTTTAATCCTAAAGTAGACACTAAGGGAATGCCTACAGGAACAGCTTCTCACTTGCAAGACTTTGCAAGATACGGAGCTAGGTCTGGACTTGATGCAATGTATGCTAGAGATTTACAGGCTGCAAATGCACAAGCCGATAAAATTGTTAAGGGTCTAGGAGGTAACGCCACCTTAGCTAATGTGGTCGCCGCCATAAGGGGAGACAAGGCTACTTCTGGACAGTCAAAAGCAACTAATATTACAGTAACTTCAGTTGGGTACGGAACTAATTCTGCTTCTTATACAACAGAAAATTTGACTAAAAGAAAGATTAAAGAAGGAGACTATGTAACAGGGAAAAATGGAGTTGAGTATAAGGTAGGCAAAACTGTTGATGGAAGGACTTACCTTGTGCCCCGTTACAATAGTGGAGGGCCAGTTTCAAGAGCGCAGGGTGGGAGATTTGTCCCAGGCAAAATGTATAGCCTAAATGATGGCGGTAAAATAGAAGGTATAAAATTTGATGCTCCTGGCACAATATATCCAAACGCAATGACTATGCCTAAATATAATGTAGGTGGACCAATAACTTCAATGAAAAGAAATTATGGAAATCCGCCACCAAGCAACACCGCCTTGTATAATATTAAGGTAGAATTAAATGGCTCTGACTTAAATCCACAAGATGTTGCTAGAGCAATAAGAAGAGAAATGGAAGTTAGAGAAATGATGTCTGGACCAGGAAGGAAATACTAATGTCTTTTCAAACTTTGCCTAAAGGATCTATATTGTACATCAAAGCAAAAGATCTTTTGTTTATGGATATAGGGGGCAATGGATTTACTTACCCAAATGCAACATCTCCAAGTTCAGCTAGTGGACAGGCATATCCTTCTTCAGTAGCTGCAAAAAATAAACTTACAGAGTCATCAAAAAATAATTTAGTGTTTAGAAGAGTATCTGAACATAATAGATCAGAGTTTAATGAAAGAACTTTAAGAATTGAACAGAATCAAAGAATGGCTAATGGCTTGCTTAGAAAATATTATATTGCAGATAAAAAACAATGGGATATTTCTTGGACTATGCTACCTTCTTACCGAAATGAAACTGTAGATGGAGGTTGGGCGGCTGAAGACATTAAAACATTTTATGAAAGCGAAGATGGTAAAAAAGCTTTTCAGATAAAAATAAATACTTCTCACAATCCTTCAAACATAGAAGACTCTAGTTATTGGGAATCTACGGCCAATACTTACGACGTTGTTTTTACTTCTTGTGATTTTACAGTTGTTAAGAGGGGCCTGCAACCTTACTGGAATGTTAAGTTAAGTATGGAGCAGATATGATATCAGCTTCAGAGTCCTTAAAAAATTTATTAAAGACTAGTAATTATATATCTACTTCTGCTGGGGCATTAATAGAATATAACTTAAATACTATGGTTGAATATATAAAGGCTGAGTCATTTGGGGCTGATCATGTTCTTTCAAATGCATTTAAAAAACTATTTCCAATTGATACAATATATAAACCATTTAGACCATTAGAACCAGGAATAAAATATTTAGTTAATACTTCTGGAAATACTGATACTCCAACAGATTCTTATCAGTCTGTAAGAACAGTTGGAATGTCAAATAAGCCAAGACTTTACTATCCTGGACCAGATACATATTATAAATATTGGATGGGTCCTAAAAATTCAAACATCAATATTTCTCTATCGTACTTTGCCAATGAAGAAAAGACTACGCCAAAAATAATAGTTACCAATAAAGTTGTAGCAAGATTTGAAACTAGTCACGATACACCTACCTCATGGACAATTAAAGCAACAAAAGAAGATGGCTCAGAAGTAACGTTAGGCACAGGCACGGCATTAAATTCAAAAGGAGAGGCTGTAGTTTATTATAATGGAACATCTTGGGTCACAACAGAGCCTTTACTTTATACAAATACGCAGTCTTTTAAAAAAGTTTCTCTTCAAGCAGTAAACTCGAATACTGGAAAATTTTTAGCAGTACTAGAGCTAAGTCCAAAATGGGTTTTAGATGTAACCCAAGATGTGGTTTCATTTGAAGTAAATAAAGAAACCGATCAAGAAGGATTTTTACCAGTAGGAACTATAACTGCAAACATGCTGTCAATATCTTTAAATAAGTTTAAGCAAAATGAAAAAAATATTGTTGAGTATAATAGATCTGGGTCCATAGATAATACCAAGTTGTATCTTTTTAAAAATGCTGTAATAAGACCGTATATTAATATTAAAAACGGTCAAGATGATAATAAAATTTATCAGGGCCATTTCTATATGCATTCTTGGCAAATTTCTGAATTTGGTCAGGCAGAAATAGCAGCATTAGATTCAGCTAAAATATTACAAGAAACATTGTGCCCAGAGGTTTTAGTTGAAAATGGATCAATAAGTTTAATTATAAAAAGAATATTAGACTCTGTAGGATTTTCTAATTATAGAATATATGTTAAAACTGACTCAAACAACAATGTTATTGATGACTCACTCCCTACTTTGACTTATTGGTGGACAAGTTCAGAAGAAACAGTTTGGGAAGCTTTACAGAATGTATGTAGAGACTTTCAAATAAACGCATTTGTAGATGAATATAATGTGCTTAATTTTTATAGTAGAGACTATATATATGACTCAGCACGAGACAGTGTTTGGAAATTTACCAGCGAGCCATTAGTAGAAGGAAGTATTACCATACTTCCAAATATAATATCTTATAGTTCAGAAGAGCAAGCGTCTGCAAATGAAGTTAGAATTAGATATGCTGTTCCATCGGTATATCAAGGTCAAGATAGCGGTCAGCCATTATGGGAATCAGATACATATATCCTAGGCGCAGGAGCTCTATCTCAAGATTTAGGACTTAACGACGAGTATTTTAATTTAGAAACAACTACATTTGATACTGCACAAACTAATCAGCTACTTGGTGGATATAGTGGATATATTCTTCTTAATAATGAAATAGTAGAATACGATGGAATAGAGTATCAATATGTTCCACTAGATTCTACTACAGATAATCCAGTGCCAGTTATTATAAAGTCTGCTAGTGATATTGCCAAGTATGTTAATCTTTCTAAAAAGAATACTTTAACTAAGCAATATTTTACGGCAACTGGGAGATATAAAATTAAAACAAGAGGCGCTTTGTCTACAGAAGACGCAAAAAGAATTCATCAAAAATCTCCTTCTTCTTATATAAATTCAACTCCAGGTTCAGATCCAGATAAATTTAATATGTATAAAATTGATATAACAACAGCCCAAGATAAAGGGTATAAGCCTGGACAAGGATCATTTAAGGCACCAGTCAATCCAATGACAAAAACCGTTTCTAAGGCTTTCCTTTCTTTATCAAATTTAGATCAGGATAAAAGGACATTTGATGTAGCAACAAAACAATTCAGCTCTGTTGACAATACCAAAAACTACTTTGCTTTCGGCACTAGAATGTTTTTTGATAGCCAATTTGAAAGTCCAGAGCAGGCTGGAGGACTTGCAATATTTACAGACCCAGAAGGGAAATACGGATATTATTTAATACTAAGAAGTACAGCCTTTGCGGGATTAAAAAAAGATTTAATGTTAGTTAAGCAGTGGAAGGTTGGAAATAAGACTGGCATTAAAGTTTTAAAAGATTCTCAAGATAACAGCTTCAGCACTTTGGCTGGAATTTATGCTGGCTCTGCTTATAATATAGATGTTATAGTAAAAAAAGAAGTAGGTAAAAATACAATAACAGTATTTGTAAATGGTTTTAAAATGATAGCCCAAGACGTTATGTTTGAGTCTGGAGAGTCTGAAGTGAATCCAGTTATTCCAACTAAAAATATAGGAGTTCATTGCGGACAAGGAGTAGTATATTTTGAATATATATACGCAAAAGACATAAGTAAAGAAGAGTATGATAATCTGTCAGTTAAATCTGGTATGGATTATGTTGGAGTTTATTCTGATGACTCGCTGTCTTTATTAAATGGAGACCTAATATATTCTGCTGGAGAAACTGTAGATTCTAGAAAAGGATCTTTGATTGAATTTGGAAGCACTGCAAGAGAGATTAGAAAAATTAAAACAGTTTATTCTGATAGGCCAGCAATTCCAAATTATGTAAGAACTGGAAATAATAGATATGCAAATGTTCTTGCACAGAGAATTCAACCATTTTCTTTCGAGACTTACGTTTTAAATAATACGTCTACGAGTATACCTCTTCATGATGGTGAATTTGCTAGCTTTTATGTTAGTGGATCTAGAATATCAAAATCTAGTCCAATAGAGTATGATACTAGATCTGATACAGACTCTGACAACATAGAGCCATTAATTTTAAATACGAATTGGATACAGTCAGAATCAGATGCAAAAAAACTGGCCGAGTGGATAAAGTCTACTGTACTTAATAAAGGTAGAATAATTAATATAGAGTCTTTCGGTAACCCATTGATTTCTCCAGGTGATATTGTTTCAATTAATTACCCGTTACAGTCATTATCTGGCAGCGCCAAATATATAGTTACTAAGGTGTCTAATAGATTTGAGGAGGGGATTTCTACTTCAGTAAGCTGTCGAGCTATTTGACAGCCAAATGGTATAATAAATAAATGACAATAGAAGCTGGTAAAATTGCCCCAATTATTTCTGATAACGATAAACTGTTAGCAGAAGTTTGGAAGGCTAAGCCAAAGGAACAGTTTAAAGGAGTCAACGGCTCTTTTCCGTTTGGCAGTTCGGGATCTGTATCAGGTGGACCAAAAGACCCAGAAGACCCATCTGAAAAAGGAAGACCTCAACTTAGCGATATCCAATATCTAGGATCAGAAACTTATTATGATGCTTCTGGAATGCAAATGGCAAAATCTAAATTTAGAATTTATAATTCTAGTGGAGAAGAACTAGAAAAGTATGCATTGATAATTACCCTATCTGATCAACAAGGAGGACGGGCATGATAACAAAATTTGGCAAAAGATTTTTAACAAATTTTATTGCTGGCAATTCATCTTTTTCAAATAAAGAAATAGCAATAGGTATAGCTACTAATAACGAGTATGAATTGTCAGATACAAATTCAAGGCTAGGTTTTGAATTTCACAGAATCCCAGCACGTGAGGGCGGAATAGATATAGATGCTTCAGTTACTCCTACAAAGTATACAGTAGTATACTCAGCAACAATACCCACAAATGTTGCAGGTAGAATAAATGAAATAGGTCTATACCCTGGAATCAGAAATTCAAAAAATTATTTTGACAGCAAGTTTATAACAGATTTTGAACTGCCGTTTGACTGGAGTCCAACACCAGATATTGATGAATCAAACTTTAGGGTGGGGAATAGCTCTCTTGTATTTAAATCAAATGGAACAACTCAGCAAGAGTATAGGTTGCCATTGGGTAATTTTGATTTGTCTGGGTATAATGCATTAGACACAATATGTTTTTCATATAGAGTAAATAACTTGTTTTTGTCACAAATAAAACTTAGATTTTATAGCTCTGACGTAGCTTACTATGAAGTTGTTTTTGATGGACATTCTTCTGGAGATAATATTAAAGAAAAAAATATTTCTGATTTAGTTGCAACGAACTCTCCTAATATAAATAATATAACAAGTTTGGGAATAGTTATTGTTCCAACAACTGGAGAAGCGTCTGTGTCTGTAGATGGTTTAAGAATAAATGATGAGGACACATTTGACCCATCATATGGATTAATTGCAAGATCAGTTTTACCAACTGAAGTAATAAAAGTTTTAGGTAGAGAGTCACAAATAGAATTTAAACTAGATCTATCTTTCGGAGATTGATATGGCAGAAAAAAATCAAGATTTAGGAATTACTCAAAAACAAGATGGCGACTATACAGATATCGTCATACCAGATCTTGATTTACTAACCACATATGGATTGCAGGTGGCATGGGTTTATGCTGACAAGCAAAAAGGCACAAGCGATTTTTCTGATGTATTTGAGTTCACAACCCCAGGACCAACTAGACCAGAAGTAACTAATGTTGTTTGGGTTTGGGAAGGTACAACTTTAAAGGGAACCTGGGACAATGCAAGCAATAATGCAAAAACATATCAAATATATTTAACTCCAGTTGGAGGAACTTCAGATCTAGAAAGATCTTGGACCAGATCGGCAGATCAAACCCAAACAAAGCAAATGTTCACATTGACTAAGGATTCTAATATTGGAAACTTTGGTAAAATATTTAGAACGCAATTCACTGGAAAAATAAAAACAACTTATTTAGACGGAACGACAAGCGGTGTTTCTTTTACTACACCAGCATACGCAGATCCAGTATGTACAGCAACTATATCAGATTCTAGCTGGTCTGTTCTTTCTGTACCAAATGGTATATCTGTTTCTTGGCAAGATGATATAACAAAAGCGGAAACCTATAAATATACTAATGTTTATGTTTCTACATCACAGTCTGGACCCTGGGTACAATACAGTGGTACAAGTCCAGTTCAAATACCTCTTTACAATTTTAATACACATTACGTAAAAATAAATCATTTTTCATCTAGCGAATGCGAGTCTACTACTTCTTCTATTAAAGAAGGAAAAGCTTACGATCCAATAGCTTTTGATGATATACCTCCAGATCCAGTACAGCCTCCAGTTACAGCTGCGTGGAATACTGATAAGGCATTAGTTGTCTCTTATAAGATGCCAGCACAAAATTTGCCCACATACGTAAAAATATTTTTAACATATAACGGTACAACAAAATGGTTTGAAAAAACTGTTACAACGTCTACAGCAAACGCATCAACATCATCTATAATAAATAGGCAAGAATTCATAGACGCATTTGGCGAGTCTCCAAATAGTTTCACCGCTGGATATATAACAGACATGGATGTTTATAGAAATGAAAATACAACTCAAGTTCCTATTTCAAATATAACTACAGCGGTTAAGCCAAACCCACTGCTTGGTAAAACAACCACTATATCCGTTACTGGAGCTGCAAATGCTTATGTTGTTTCTTCTAATTTAGACTCTAAAGCAACAGGCATTAAAGTTTATCAAAGCTCTACTGAAAATGGAACCTATACTTTAGTTGCATCTAGCAATTCAAGCCCAGTTATAGTTTATGATGAATCTAGTGCAGGGAGTACTGTTTGGGTAAAAGCACAATGGACATCTGAAGATGGAAATGCAGAAATGTCTGCAGCCACTTCTGTTTTAATACTTGATGTTGGTGCATTGTCAATTATTGAAAATCCAATTAAAATAAAAACAGATGGATCCATATTTGCGGGCACACTTGATTCTAATGATGAGCCAGTCTTAACTGGAGCCAGAGCGGTATTTAATAAGCGTGGATTCTTTTTATACGATGATAACGATGCAAATGGACTAAATCCAACCACACAAATAATTGGTGAAGACAATGGAATAACTGCAACATTTATTACCAAGAAAGCTAGAATAGCAAATTGGACTATTTCTGATAATAAAATAGAAAATACTTTAAATGCTACAGCTGGAAGCTATGCTGGATTATCTCCAAATGGAACTTACGCCTTTTGGGCAGGCGGTGGAGTAGCTGGAGGGTATTCGGTAGATTCTAGTCAAGATGCAAAATTTTCCGTAACTCCTTCTGGAAATGTGATAGCAAGAAATATTAAAGTTTTAGGTGGAGAAATAACAGTAGGTAGTAAATTTAATGTAGACACACAAGGAATTATTACCGCAACAGATGCTAATTTAACAGGAACAATTAAGGCACAATCTGGAATTTTAGGATCTGTAGACATAGGTGGCTCCATGATAATAGGTGGGGTAGCAACAAATGTAGATGGTCAATTAAGAGTAACGGTATCTGGAGCAACTGGGGGTAAGGTAGAAATTGGAAAATTTACCTCACCAGCTACTGGCACTGGCATAGTAACAGTTGGTGCTGGTATTCAGGTTACCAATACAAGCGGTGGTTGGTATGCACAATTAGACCCAACAAATGGAATCGTGGCAAAGAAGGGCTCTATCGGCGGTTGGAAAATTGATGAATTTACTTTAAGTGCATATGCAAATAAAGTTGGAATGCATGCGCCAGCCATCCCAAACGATAATTCTGTAGCATTTTGGGCTGGAGGATTAATAGATAATCCTAAATTTAAAGTTACATATGGTGGATTGCTAGAAGCAATTAATGCAAAAATATATGGAGAGGTTAGATCTAATACAGCCAAGTTCGGTACATTTAATGATTCTAATTTTACTACTTTAGAAAAAGGCTGGGAGGTTGATGGGGCACAAATAAAATCTACAAAATTAACTGCTAGTGGAGCTCCAGTATTTTTAGATGGAGAATGGGGAGCAATTTCTGGAGCAAATGTAATAGCTTCAGTTTTGTGGTTAAATCCAATAAGTGCACAAGTTGCAGCTGCAGAAACCCCAGAGGCTTCTGCTGATTATGGATATGATTATATTTCTTCTGCTGGACATTTCAGGCTTGGATCTGGTAAAATTAGGTATAGCTCTTCTGCTGGATTAACTATAAATGCAAACTTAACTGCCTCAAATTTATACTTAGGAGACACTGCTGGTTCTGCAGATTATATAATTGGAAAAGCTGGAGATGGAAGATCTGCTGGAGATTTTCGTTTAGGCGCAGGCGCCATAACAAATACCAATGGAGTATTTAAAATAGCAACAAATCAGATATACATGCCAAGCTCTGCTAGTATCGACGACAACGATGGTACCTTCGGAGATTCAACTATAGTTGTTGCTGATGTCGGCTACGAATCTAGACTAGTAAGAGGAAGAGCTCTTTGGTATGGAGGAAATAATGCTCCAACAAATATAACAAGTAGATATGGATTTAACGTAGCATTTGGAGCAAATCAAGGAAACGGAAGATTTACTTCATCAAACCCAGGTAATTTTACCAAGGGCGATTTATGGTTACAGAGAGTGTAGCGTGAATCGTGCCTATATATAGAAAAGCAAATCCTGGAGATCCTGGTGAGTCAGGCGGATGGATAAGATTAAAAAACATATATCGAAAAGCAGACCCTGGAGATCCTGGTGAGTCAGGCGGATGGATAAAGTTAAAATCAGTTTGGAGATTTTTGGGTGGGTCTTCCTGGGAAAGAGTATTTGGAATTTTATGTCCTTACTCTACTGGCTCTGAAAATGTTCCAAAGTTTTACTTTATAGAATCTCCATACACGTCTACAGCAAACAAAAGCCAAGACGCAGATAGGTACTCTGGAGCGGCGTGGCAAAACTCAAAAATTTATATAACAAGAGGTAAATGGGAAGAAAGCCCAATATACTTTGAGTTTACATTTCAAAAATCTTTAAATGGCGGAAGCTTTACAAATATAGGAAGTCCAATAGTAAAAACATATACTTCTTATAATGATAATCAATCTACCGATTTTTTTCCTGCATCATCATCAAATTGGCCTCTTATATCTCTTAGCGATGTACAAAATTCTGCTAAGTATAGAGTTAAGGTAAGAGCATCAGACACTAATCCTGCTTCAGAATCAGATTTGGATTGCTCTCTTGTTTATTACCCAATAGAAAATGGCATATCTCCAAGACTTAAATTTGCTTTTAATCCATATGGAGCAGACAATGACCCAAATATTAGCGGTGTTTCAGAAAATCAATCTTTGTCTAATTATGTAAATAAACAATTAGCTATACAATGGAGATACAACACTACTTTAGTTCCTACTAACCAAAATTCTAATTCATACAAGCATCAGATTGTCTGGATGGAATCTATGGAAGGGGAAGTAGTTTTTGGACCAATAGACGTTCCAGTTACTAATACTGCTACTCAGTCGTATACAATAAATTATCCTCAGTCTGTAGCAGACGCTGGAGGGGAATATGTTGTTAATGTTTTAACAGTTGCAAATGATGGTTACTGGTCAGCAAATTCTTTACAAGGCCATATAGACAGTCTGGAAGAAACAAGTAATTTAGCTAGCTTCTTATGGACACTTCCAACCAAACCAGTAACAGATAATACTCATGATATAGGATCTAATTCTAAAAATAATAGAGGAAGAATAGGATCTACAGCAGTACTGCTTTCAAAAGGAAATTGGACAAAGGTAACAGAAGAAACTACATATCTGTATAAAATGAGGATATACGACACTAATCCTTTAGACCCCATTGATGTTATTTCAAATGATACTGGAGTTTTTTCTATATCAAGTCAATATGTTGGTAAGCAAGCAAGATTTACAGTTACGGCAACAAACCCTGGAACATCACTATTAATAAATAGACAGACAGAGTCTATTGGAAAAGACTATAGCATAGACAGTCCACCTGTAGTAACAATAACTTCTCCAACAAGTAATGTTATATCCGCAAATACTAATTTTCAGATAGAAGCAACTATAACCAATTACCCAACACAAATTACTGTTAATACCACCATTGCAGGTGCCTCTGCAGCTAAAGATGGTTCATCTGACTACAACAATGTCGTAATATCAATTCCATCAAATACTGCTATATATGATTACTCAAGCCCACAATTGCAATATCCATCTGGTGGAAATAGATTAATACAAATTACAGCTGAGCCAGAAGGATCTTATGATTTTAAAAATATAACAGTGCCACTTTCCTCTATAACTCCAGGAACAGTAGAGCTAGTACAACCTTGCGGAGATGGGAAATTTGCAGTGGGAGACTACTTTAATATTGTACCAGTAGGCTGGGTTGGAGACAATGGAGGAGATCCCGATCTAATATTAAATTATCAATATCGTTATTTTGTCAATGGAGTTCCAAGAGAGTATAACGACGAGATACCAAATAGAATTGGAGATTTCGGAGAGTCAGTAGGCGATGTGGTTAGAGGTGAAGTTAAGTCAGCATTTTTAAATCCAATTGATTTATCTAAGAGTGTGGAGACAGACTGGATACCTTCTCAAAATTATACAATTGTTGCTGGTCCAACATACGGCGACTGGGGATTCTGGAGCATTTGCACAGATGTAGATGGTGTAAAGAAAAGTTCAAGATCAAGAACAGAAACTGTTTGCGGAGTCACCACTACTAAAACAGAAACAAAGAATTGCGGATGGTATTGTACAACAGTTGGTCAAGGAGCTACATGTACTTGCACACAAACCGTAGAAGCTACAAACATAAGTGGAACTGGTTCTGGATTTTCTACATCATGTAGTGAATCAGGATTTCCTTCATGCCAAGCACCATGTACATGTAATTCAACAGAAGAGGCAAAATGTACTGCATGGGTTAGAACCTATACGGCTGATTGGTCCGCTTTTGGAGAATGTTCTGCAACTGTATTCGGAATTCCTGGAACAAAAACTCAAACTCGACCTTATGTTGAAACTAGAATTTGCCCAACTGGATCTAGTTCAACTAATGAAAATGGAGTTACAACATTAATACTACCCTCGCCTTGCCAAACTTCCAGAACTGGAACTCATGTAAATTCTGTTTCATGTTGTAAGGTTGGAACAGAGACATTTGATCCAAGAACAATATATGGTCAATATTCTGAATGGACTGCATGCGGCACTGCCCCATCTAAATCAACAAGAACTAGAAATATTACTCAAAGAGTTAGTACTAGAACTTATAATGAAGATTGTACCTATACAGATGGCACTAGCGACACTGTTACTGTAGATACCGAAACTGCTGATTGCTGGTATTGTACAGAAAATTATCAAGGGGTTAATTGCATTCCATGTGGATACTCAACTGCAATTTTTAATAATAGTGGAAGTGGTTCTGGTTACATCAGGTCTTGCAGCACTGCTGGATATCCGTCATGTTCAATAAATTGCGTTTGTAATTCTACTGAAGAAAGTAAATGTACAAATTGGTCTTCATGGAGTGAATGTACTGGACCTACTGGGGCCAAAACAAGAACTAGGACAAGAACTTGTCCGTCTGGATCTCCATGCATAACAACAGAAACTCAAGATTGCTGGTATTGTACAGATAGTTATAATTCAAATTGTGCTGGTTGCGGGTACCATATTGAAGGATCTAATGTTTCTGGTGGAGGAAATTCTTTTTATTCTACAGCTTGTAGTAGAACAGACTTTCCGTCATGCCAAACATCATGCGTTTGCAACTCCACCTTAGAGTCTCAATGTGGAGGCTGGAGTAGAGTCGAAGGCACTTCGACTGATTGGAGCGCATGTAATGCAATTGGAGACACACCTGGTAGACAATGTAAAACTACTCCATACACACAAACAAGGACATGCCCTGCAGGCAGTCCATGTGTTACATCTGAATCTGGAAGTACACAACAATGTAGAGACTGCTGTACAGCAAAAACAACTTGCGATACCCCAGTAGTTACATATGGAACTCCAACAGAATGGAGTGCTTGCTCAGGAAATCCACCTACTCAAACTAGGTCTATGCCTAGAACTACCAAGACAACATGTACTACTAGAGCAGTAGATTGCTCAGAATCAACTAGCACTACAACTGTAAATGATACATATGTAGAAACTAGAAGTTGCTGGTACTGTACAACAAGCGTAAGTCAAAATTGTGCAGGGTGTACTGAAACTATAGAAGGAAGCAATATAAGTCAGAGTGGTTCTGGATATTCAATTAGCTGTAGTCAGGCAGGATTCCCATCTTGCGGAACACCCTGCTCATATTGGTGGTGCAAAACCACAAGACAAGAGTCTGGATATTGTGCTTTGAGCGGACCACATACGTCAAGTCAAGCTGGTGTTTCAGGAGGAGGATTTGTTACTGTTTGCCAGCAGGCTGTTTCGCAGCCATATAGCTGTCAACAATCCCCAGCACCGTTCTTCCCGTACTTCCCACCGTTCTTCCCGTACTTCCCGTACTTCCCACCGTTCTTCCCGTACTTCCCGTACTTCCCACCGTTCTTCCCGTACTTCCCGTACTTCCCACCGTTCTTCCCGTACTTCCCAACTTTCGTTATTGATACTATCAATACTATTAACACTATCAATACTATTAACACTATCAATACCATTAACACTATCAATACCATTAACACTATCAATACTATTAACACTATTGATACTGGCGGTGGTGGTGGATGCCACGTTGTAGGAACTAAAATTCAAATGTCAGATGGGACATTTAAAAACATTGAAGATCTTTATATTGGGGATGAAGTAATGGCAGCAAACATACCAGGATTGCCAGACAATGAAACTGATATAAACAATTTAGAATTGTGGTCATCTGAAGATATTTCTGGGACAACAAAGACTATAGCTAATGTGACAAATGTTATCATTAGATCCTATGAACAATATTATTTAATTAATAATTCTATCAAGATAACCTATGAGCACATGGTTCCAGCCAACCAAGAAGGAATCTGGAAGTTTATAAAGGTAGAAGATTTACAGATAGGCGATATCATTGTTAATGAAAACTTAGAGAATATAGTAGTTATGTCAAAAGATTTAATTAATGATTCAGTAAACACAGTTTCAATTGACATTGAGGATAAAGATGTTTATTTTGTTGAGGGCCTAATGGCACACAACTTGAGCGCAAAGACATAGGAGCTAAAGGATAAAAAATGATTACAGAAAACCTAGGTAATAATATATATATGTATAAAAATGTTATTTCTGAAGATTTAGATATTTTGTCTGAGCTTAATAAAATATTGTCTGACTATAATAAAGATTACAATGCTGCAACAATAAATAATCATGACTACGATACATCTTTAAGGTCTTGCACCGTATTCTCTTTATATCCAACTTTTGGGGAAGATAAACAGTTTAATAATGCAAAAACTATTCTTAATAAAAAAATAGATATGGCTCTTTCTGAATGCATATTGCACTTTATTAAAAATACAGGAATTAAAATAAAAGAAAGAGAGCCATGGGAAATATTAAAATACGAAATATCGCAAAAGCTTACATGGCACAGCGACGATGGTAAAAGTCATCCAGCAACCATCTCGTTTGTTTATTATATAAACGATGACTATGAGGGCGGGGAGATACAGTTTAGAGATCTTCTTGATAAAATTCCTATAAAGCCTGAAAAAAATAGTTTAATAATTTTTCCATCAGACGCAAAATATGTGCATAGGGTGCTTCCAGTAACATCTGGAGTAAAGCATGCAGTAATATCTTTTGGTAAATAACACAACATATAGACATCTTTTTAGTTAAATGATAGAATATATATAAAGGAGAGTTATGAAAAAAACAGAACTTGGCGGTAGCACATATATGGTCTTAGTGGACGGAGAGTTTGCTGGGTGGTTTAATATACCCACAGGGAACGAGGAAACTCATATGCTAAGAGCGGGACTAGCAAGTAATCCAACTATTATAGACATGGAAGATATTTCCTTAGACATTGAAGATCTTCCAGTTCCAGGTAAAGGGTTTATGTGGGACGGTAAAGGTTTTTATAAGGGTGAAGAAATTGACAACTAAATGGGAGCAGATAAAGAAATTAGCCAAATCTGACGACGTAAAACCATGGGATTTTTTAAAGCCTAGTACAGAATATGCTGACTCAGAAGAAGCAGATAGAAGGTATGACATATGCCTATCCTGCCCGCTATTAAATCAAACTACTAAAACCTGTAAAGAGTGTGGTTGCTTTATGGCAGCTAAAACAAAATTAAAACAGGCCACTTGCCCTGTAGGCAAATGGTAATGGTATAATATAAAAGGAGGGTAAAATGCCAACACAATATGATTTGACAAACGCACAAAAGGCTGAGGTTCTTATATCTCACCTAAAAACTTTATCTACCGCAAAATATAATGCAGAGATAAGTTTGCTAGAGGAAAACTCTACCGATGAACCATCACAAGAATTTATTAATGGATTAAATTCACAAATTTCAGCTATCTCAGCTAAAATAGCAGTATTGGAAGCTAAGCTACTAGAAGTTTCAGGACAATAAAAATGGCTTACGAGTTAGAGATAGAAGATAAAAGATCTGTTATAGATTCTCATATAAGAAGATTAACATATGAAAAGTATAACTCAGAAATTAGTATAATTGTTGAACAAACTTCAGCGAGTATTGATAATTTGATGGTAAGCTCATTGAACGAAAAAGTTTTAGATTTATCAAATAAAATTCAGAAGCTTGAAGAAATTAAGTCTGAATTAAATAGTCAGGAAAATTAATGTCAGAAAAAGCAGAACTTGTAATTACAGCATTACAAGAAAGAATAGGTCAGTTGGTGGCAAATTATGAAACACAAATTGCTATTCTTCGTGCTGAATTAACTCAGCACATAAACAAAGAAAAAGAAAAACAATCAGCACTAGATAATTACTCTGAAAAAATAAATGAGGTATTAGGAGAATAATGTCTGTATCTTTTCAAGATGGAGAGCCAGTAGATCCTTTAAAGCTACAAAAATTACAGGATCAAATTACAGCTGTGTCTGAGAAGGCAAATGATGCCTTTGTCTTAGGAAGTAGGCTAGATAGCCAGCAGCGTCAAGTTATTTTTCACACTAAAGCTGGCGTAGAAGTTTTTGAAGGTGGTATTAATGCTGGAGAAATCAAAACGTCACCAATTGATTTAGAGTGGGGCGGAGAGTATACAAGTGTTTATACTGTTGCTACGCCAAGATTAAAAGATCCAGGAAAAAATAATATAAGAATTTCTTTTAGTGGAGATTCAAGAGTTCCAACAATGGTGGTTTGGGCAGAAAAAAAATTTACAGCAGATTTATATGTTCACTGGATTAGTGTTGCTACAAAGCCTATAAGCTAAGTATTGACAACCCTAAGAATTATGTTACAATTCTTACTACGCTAATATAAAGTATTTGCGTACATAATTAGGTGCTTAATGACAAATGATTTAAAATGGATGCTTTCATCCGACCAGCAGTTCCCGTATCAAGATGATAAAGCTATTTCTTTATGGTTTAAAGTTATGAAATGGTTTAAGCCAGATGTTGTAGATTATTTGGGAGACACAGACGATCAGGCTTGTTATAGTAAATATACAGAAGGAAGATCTGCAGAATTTTTAAATCTTCATAAAACGGATAGTAGAGATCTTATTGTTCCAATGATGAGACACGAAGCTAAAGGTGCTCGTGATTTTTATGCTAAAACAAGAGAGATGCTTCCAGATGCACAATTATTCTCAGCATTAGGAAATCATGATGTCAGAGTTTTTAATTATATAGATGCTAAACTTCCTGACTACATTAATGAGGTAACTCCAGAAGCCCTTTGGAGTCTAGACTCTTTAGGATATGAATATATTCATTATAATGAATTGCCCAAACGACGCTTTGGAGATATCCATGTTCATCATGGTTTATCAATTGCAGATACTGGTGCCGTAAGAAAAGATATGAATGATTTACAAATATCATTAATTCGTGGACACTCCCACAGAATTGCCTCGCATTTGCAAACATATGAGTTAAGAAATGATGGCGCAGGAGAAACAATTCGTGGCTATGAGATCGGACATATGTGTGATGAAAAGGGTCCAGGAATGAAGTATATGCAGCATCACGATTGGCAAAAAGGGTTCGCTATTGCACATATTGTAAATGATTACCCGCATATTCAAATGATTCATATTGCACCTGATTATTCATGTGTTGTAGATGGAAAGGTTTTTACTTTATGATGAAATGCGACAAGTGTAAGGGAAGAGTTTTTGTGGATAGAGTTTTTTCACAAAAATTACACGTAGAGTTGTTTTGCATAATGTGTGGAAAACGATGGATGATTAATAAGGATACGAGCCCACTAGGACGATGGCTAGAACAGGCAGAAAAAAACAAACTAAAAGATTTAGCTATTTCTTCTTAAATAATAAAATACATAAAGTATTAAATTATTCTAGATCAAAAGATGAACTAGTTGCTTGGTGTTATCCAGACAAGAAGCGTGTGCTTTATTCGTATTCTCAAGTAGTTAAAAATATGGAAAATGCATATTCAACTAAACAGGTTGCACAAATATTAAATAAGCATAAGATTACAATCGAAGATTATATCTTGGAAGGTAAAATAAGATATCCTCAAAAAGTATATCCTATTAGCAATCCAGAAAGTGATTGGTATAAATTTATGTATAGCGAATCGGACATAATGGACATACATGAATTTATTTTAGAGTCAGGATATTCTAAAAACATGCCATCAAAAAATGAATTAAGGGCACTTCTCAAAAACAACATCATATTGTATACTAAGACTGATTCAGGGTTTGTACCAGTATGGAAAGCAGAATAATGTCAGGACGTTTTGTAGTTTGTGAGATATGCGGTAAGGAGATAGAATTGCGTTGGGGTATATTTGGCCACGACACATTAAGTAGACACAGAAAGGCGGAACACTAATGGGGTTTGAACAGCTACCACCTAAACAAAATGAGGTAGATCTTCCATATTTTAATTGGAGGCCACCAACACAAGTTAGAGTAGATTTATCTTTTACAAGAAATTTAGGAAACTTTGAGAGTATTAAAATTGGAATAGGGGTAGACGACTATGTTCGTGACGGAGAGTCTGTAGATGCCGCTACAGATAGAGTCTATAAGTTTGTAGAAAACAAATTGATATCTAAAACTCAAGAAGTTGAAGAAGAGCTAAATGGCAACAAATAAAGAACCGTATATTTTGCTAACTATTTACATGGCACTTTATGAGCAAAAGTATGGAAAGAAGCCTAGAATAAATAAGTATAAGGAAAAATGGGCTATGCAAGATGTTTTAGACAGCATAGGTTTTGACAGTGCAAAAGATGTGTTAAATTATTATTTTCGTACAGGAAAGAATGGACACCCATTAAATTTCTTTTATAATAATTTTGATAGGCTTGAAGATATGATGATACAAATTAACAAAGACGTAGCCAATAGGGCTCGCCTACTAGAGCAAACAAAGAAGTTGGTTGAAGAAGAGTGAATACCGAAGCTGAATTAATTTCTGCTGTATGTAAGAATAAGGACATCAGCACACTCCTTGCCGACAATGCCGATGATTTATTTACTTCTCATAAAGATATCTGGGAGGGATTGAAGAGTTATTATTATAAGTTTAGAGCAGTTCCAGAAGTTGGGATTTTACAAGATAAGTTTAAAGATTTCGAGCCAGTTCAAACTAAAGCTGAAACAGGTTATTATTTAGACAAACTTAAAAATGAATTTGTTGCTGCTAAGTTAAAAACTATTATGCTTCAAGCTGGCTCCTCATTAAAAGAAGATGCCCCATCAAGAGTTTTGGGGGTAATGCAAAGCCAATTAGCTACTCTAAGTAGATATACAAATAATGTTAGAGATGTTGATATTACAGATATAGATTCAGCAGAAAGACATTATCAGTCTGTTAAGGACAGATCTACTGTAATGGGTGGTAGCCCAGGAATACTGACAGGGTTTGAGGCAATTGACAAGGCCTATCCTACAGGCATGGCTCCAGGACACCTTATAGTGGCCATAGGATGGCCAGGAAGAGGAAAGACATGGTTTACTTCATACTTAGCCTGTAAGGCGTGGGAGCAAGGATTTAAGCCAATGATCGTATCTTTGGAGATGGCTCCAGAGAATATGCGTGACCGAATTTACACTATGCTTGGCTCTGGGCTATTCCGTGCAAGCGATTTTTCAAAAGGAGATATTAATTTAGATGACTTCAAATCATGGGGGCAAAAAAAGACGGAAGGCAAGAACAGCTTTATTCTTGTTTCTAATGAAGGCACAGCAGAAGTCACACCTGCCACAATTCAAGGAAAGATTGACCAACACAAACCAGATTTAGTTATCCTTGACTATCATCAATTATTTAATGATAACAAGCGCAGTAATTCAGAAGTTGAAAGAAATAGAAATATATCAAGAGACTTTAAATTGCTAGCAGTGGCAAACAATATTCCAATTATAGATATTACTGCTGCAACCGCTGATGACATATCTGATCAAGATGAGCCACCTATGATGAGCCAGGTGGCATGGTCTAAGGCTATTGAGTACGATGCAGACATGGCTATTGCTATTCATAAGCATGCTAATACAGATATGATTGAGGTTGTCTCTAGAAAAAATCGTCACGGACACGACTTTAGATTCTTCCTTGATTGGGATATTAATCGTGGAATTATTAAACCTATTTATGAAAACTTACCAGAATTAAATAATGACTCACAAGCAAATAAAACGATTTCAAATTGAAGTAGAGTTTATTGATGATTCTGATATTATTAGAATCAGAAATCAATATGAAAATCTATTAACGAGTCAAATGCGTGACGCTGGATATATAAGAGTACTTGACATAGATCCAGCTTTCTCGGTAGAATTCACAGGCGAGACATGGAAGTTCCTAATGACCATCCATGGAATTTATGTGGGAAAGAAGAAGGCATGGCAATTAGAGGGTATAGCCCAAAACAAACCAGTCAAACGGAATACACGCCAGCTCACATAAAGTCTGTAATTAAAAGTCTTGGTATAGATATTGCAGGCGAAACAGCTAACGATTATTTATCTTATTGTCCATTTCATTCAAATAGACATACCCCTAGCTTCAGTATAAGCCGTACTAAAGGAGCATATATTTGCTTCAATCCTTCTTGCGGAAAAGCTGGAACTATAATGGATCTTGTAAAAGAGTCATTAGGTAAAAATGAATATCAGGCATTAAGATATATTGAATCAAAGCAGCAGGAATCTTTAGAGAATTTTGATGAAGAGCTGAAGTCTATGTTTGAAGATAAGCCAGACTTTGTAGAATTTTCCCAAAAAACTTTGGATGATTTATACAATAATCTTGGCAAAAATAAACATGCACAGGAGTATTTTGAACATAGGGGAATTAGTCTAGATTCAATGCATTACTTTAAATTAGGGTATTCATCTAATTTAGGAATGGTTATTGTGCCAGTACATAGTCCAGACGGAATTCCAGTGGGCTTAGTTGGTAGATCTATATCTGAAAAAAAGTTTAAGAACAGCAATAACCTTCCACGTAGCAAAACTATGTTTAATATACATAGGGCTAAAAAAATAGGAGACAAGGTCATCATCGTAGAGTCTACTTTTGATGCCATTAGAATACATCAAGCAGGATTTCCAAACGTAGTTGCCACGCTGGGAGGACATGTATCACATGATAATATTAAATTATTAAATAGATATTTTAATACAATTATTTTAATGACAGATGCAGATCCAGCAGGTAGAGAATTAGGAATGTCTATTGCTTCTAAATTAAAAAATAAAAACATCTTGTGGGGTTCGCATTCATATGGTAAGATATATCCTAATGGAGCAAAAGATGCAGGCGACATGTCCGATGAAGATATAAAGGTATGCATAAATAACGCAGTTTCCGATTTCGAATATCGATCTTGGAACCCATGATATAATG